TTTCATATTATTAAAATATTGGTCTGTGATCATTCTACTTCTATCTTGTATGAATGACTTGCCTTCTTTATTTAGAACAGGATTGTTCTCTATATTAAGTTCTTTTAAAGCCGTTTCTTGCCCAAAAAGAAAACTTTCTTGTGCCATTTTAGAAATAGTAGATAATATTTTAGCTCTGAAAGGTTGCCAAAGTATTATATTTTCATTATCTCCTTCTAAAACTTTGGAATAAAATAAATTCTCTATAGAACCATTTTCTGATAATAAAGAGGATGCTTTCTTTACAACCAAATCTCTCTGTTTATCAAGAATGCCAACTAAATTATCATAGTATTGTTTTTCTGATTTGTTCATTCTATCTTCAATTTCAGGCAATGAAACATTTTCCGTCAGATATACGTCAGAATATTTCTTAGATTCGTCAGATTTTTTGTCAACCTTATCTTTTTTATTGTCAATCTCATTATCCTTATTGGTAACCTTAATTGAATTGTCAAGTTTTCCTTTACTGTTGTCTCTATTCCTTAATTGATCAGCTACAGTGGTTTCTTGCTCATCTGTGAGGGGTACGCCGACAACATCGGCGATTTCTCTTGCAGCAGGAATAGCCGTGCCCTGTTTAATCATTTCCATAAATACATCTTTAAGGAATCCTTTTCTTGCCTCTGTTATACGTTCAATTTTTATATAGCATTGTGGTGCTTTAGCACCAAAATTGTATTCTATTAAACGTCTAACAACATATTTATTTAATTGATTCTCAATATCCACCAATAAAGCCTCTTCACCTAAAAGAAACATATCGGCATGAGTTTGAGACAATGAATAGGAACCTGCTTTAGAAGAGGAATCCTGAGTGATTGTCCTTTCTGGGACAAACATACCCCTTAACATTTTGTTTTCAAAAAAGGTTAGAGCGGAAAGAAACATTTCTCCACGTTTATCATCCAGTAAATAATTTAAGTCCCATTTGGGTGGAGTATTTTCGTAGGTAGTACTGGGTATTGCTATAACAGATTCACCAATCAATGCCTTACCCATCTCCAAAGCTATATCAGCATGGTCAGTACCATCCTTGGTTTGTCCTAATGGAAATTTTACAATAACAGGTGGTGTTCCCTTGCGTTCAAAGTATCTCATCATAAACTGAACTAATGAAATCCACCAATACCAACAATCATAGGCTGGTTTTAATCTACTAACTCCAAATAAGTTCCCAAAACTATCACCTTTGTCATGTGTAAAAATAAAGGATTTTTCAACAGGAATGCGTATATCATTTCCTACCCACTTTTGAACAATTCCATCAAAATTTTCCATTTCATCAAGTTTTATATTAACCGTATCTGGATATAAAGATTTAAATTTCTTCCACACAACCGCTTTTTTGTTGAAAAAAGACTTTTTCTCATATTTTCTATTAAGAGTTATATCTTGAACATCATAAACTATCTCATGTGCAGCAAATCCAAAGTCCACAGCGGTAAGAGTGGAAGTCAACAAATTATACCACATTGGTCTAAGTAATTGGTCAATAAATTCACCAATATCCTTATCGTCACATACAGTTGTCCATTGCTGACCAATTATAGGTAATTTTATAACTTTAAGTCCAGCGGCTATTTGGGCATTCATTCGTAGTTTATTATAGGTATCTACCGAAATGTCATCTGGGTTATATTGACCTGCATAGGATTGAATAGCACCTGCTATTTGAGACAAAGGCCCCCCATGCTTGGATAATTCCTTTTTATCCACTTGAGTAGACAAAGATTTGGTAAAATCCTCAAGCATCTTTGGATCTTTTTCAAAGATTTTTTGTACTTGTTTTAAATTTGGCGATTTTTTTAAAGGCTTAGATTTTGGCATATAAGAATATTATACACCAAAAAACCTAAAAAAATAAACGGATTTTAGACATAGTTAGGCTAAAGGCATATTTTGTATGAATAAAACACATATAATAGATGAATTATTACATATAGAGTGTATTAGTATGAATTTTCCATATTCTAAGAGTCCTTTCAGGACTGATGTTTAATATTATTAATCAAATTGTCCTTTCAGGACAGTACAGCAAGAAGTCTTTGGTTTTGACTTTGAAGTAGAGTTCGTTTCAGTACGTGTGACTAAAAGTCACACAGACCAAAAAAGGTATCATCGGATGCCTTTCGGCATAGCTATCGCTACGAAATGGTTTTTGGTGTAAAAAAGCAGACCAACTATTAGCAACCTCTTTTTCAAGAAGGTGGGAACTAAGTAAAACCTAAATTAAAAGTTCCGCTCGGCTTTTTGTATCTTTAATGACAAATCAGCGTCTAATAGATTTACAGAGATGAAAGTTCTCTGCTACTTGGCTATTGCCCCCGCCCAAGAATCCCTATATTTAAGGAACTCCCAACAATCCTTTAGAAATTGTTGTAAATAAAAGGTGTAAACTCACCCCTTCTATCCAGTATAGGACTTACCTTTTTTATTTTTCTGTAACCAATCCCTCCAATAAGCAATTGTTCTTGTAGGTCTAACTTCTTGACCTTTTTCTTTCAAATATTTTATTTCTTCATTTGTTAAAAGTGGGATGTCATGCAGGGCTTCTACATACTTGCACTTATCACATCTATAGAATGTATGAAGATGTGGCTGAGGCAAATCTTCCAATACTTCCATAGGAATATCAGATATATCTATACCAGCTTTTAAAATATCAATATGGGGATATATACTTATCTCTTCTATTTCTATATTGCACTTTTTACATTTAGTAGACATATGTTTTCCATTTTGAGATTGTAAAGATAGTATACCACAATTTTTTAAAAAAAATAAGTGGTTCTTGGGGAAGGATTTGAACCCTCATTACTTGATCCAAAGTCAAGTGTCCTGCCAGTTGGACGACTCAAGAATAAAAAAGTATTTATTTTTTTAGGTTACTTCATGTATACTAATATACACTATGCCTATTTATAAGTCAAGGCTTTACTTATTTGAAATATATGGTATAATTAACTTATGGAATTGATCCAACATTTATGGAGTAAAAGAGATAAAAATGGAAATTACTATTCAATAGCTTTATTCATATGCCCTTACTGTTTATCCGCTATTATTCGTAGATTATCAAATGGCAGGTCTGCTCAATCCTGTGGTTGTATACACGGTATTTTAATATCAAAATCTACTAAAGGTAAAAAGGTATCTGAAATAAGTAGACAGAAAATGTCTACATCTAAAAAGGGCAAGTACATTGGAAAAGACAATCCTAATTATGGGAATGGTGATAAAATGAAAGGTAAAAATAATCCTATGTATGGTAAAATTGGAAAAGACCATCCAAAATTTGGATACAAACATACAGAGGAATTCAGACAAAATTTATCTATAAAAAGATCAGGAGAGAACAATCCTATGTATGGGATTCATAATTTTAGAGAATTGTCCCCAAATTGGAATAATGGTTCAAGTTTTGAACCCTACAGCCCTGAATTCAACAAACCTTTAAAACAATCTATTTTAGAACGTGATAATTATGAGTGTCAAAACCCAGACTGTAATCATTTGTCTGAAAAATTGGAGATTCATCATATTGATTATGACAAAAAGAACAGTGCTAAAAGTAATTTACTTACTTTATGTAATGGTTGTCATAATAAAACAAAAGGAAAGAATAATAGAAATTATTGGATAAAATTTTATCAAAATGTAATAGAAAAAATATATGCTTATTAAAAAACAAAAAATCTCACCACCGGAACTAACGGAAGCAAATCTTAGACGATACATGGCTAATCGAATGGATTTTCGTTTAGAGCAATTTATTTTTGAACCTTCTCTTGAAGCACCACAAGGGTCTTTATTTAAAGATGTATGTCAACAATGGCAATTGGATTATATATATAAACCATTGGATGAAAGGACTGAAGAGGGTTTTCCAAAATACAGATTGTTATACTACCAGTTACCAAAAAAGTCAGGGAAAACGGCTCTTCTTGCTGGGGAGGGTCTTGTTCAACTTTTACTATCTTCCATGCCTTCAGAAGAAAATTATATCATTGCGGGCGATAAAGAACAAGCTTCTTATGTTTTACGAAAAATAAAAGATTTTATTGAACGAAATCCTAATTTTATAGATATTTTTACAATTTATAAAAATGAAGTGATCATACAATCCACAGGAGCCATGATTCAAGTATTAAGTTCTGAAGCAGATACAAAATCAGGCAAAAATCCATCATGGTTTTTGGCCGATGAATTGTGGGTTCAAAAGAGTAGAGATCTTTGGGACAATTTATTTTTGGGGATGGCTGCTCGTCCTTTTGCTCAAGCAATTGCTTTAACTAATGCTGGTTTTGATAAAAAATCAATTTGTTATGAAGTTAGGGAACTTTGTAAAAGCGGTGAATTTAAAGAATTTTATTGGTTTGAACCAACAGGGGTTTTGTTAGAATCTTTAAAAATGCCTTGGATTTCAGAGCAATGGCTTGAAATAGAACGCAAGTCAATGCCTCCTAAAGTATTCAGCCGTTTTCGCAAAAACCTCTGGGTTGATGAGGGAGAACATCCTTTTATGCCAGATGAAGGATGGGAATGTTTTAAATCATATCTTTCAGAAAAATCCATATGTTATAAAGGCCCCCATTATGTAGGAATAGACCTTGGATTAAAAAAGGATGCAGCTTCTTTAACAGTGCTCCATAGAGCAGGAAGAAAATTGGAAGTGGACATGTTTAGGAGATGGTTAGGTAGTTCAGAAAATCCTGTAAAAATTAGTGAAATAGAAGATGAACTAATAATGATATTAAGAAATTTTCATGACTGTGTTTTAGTTTGCGATCCCTGGCAATTAATGGGAACTATACAAAGATTCAGAAGTGTTGGTATTGAAGTTATTGAATTTTATTTAACCACAGAGAATATTGGAAAATTAAGTCGCAATTTATTTTATCTATTTAAAAATCAATCCTTAGATTTGCCAAAATATTCAAAACTTGAAGATGAGTTAAAAGGATTACAAGTAGTTGAGAAAAGTTATGGATGGAGGATTGATCATAGTGAGGATACAAGTAGTGACATCACAATGGGACTTGGAATGGCTTCTGTAGTTGCAATGGAACGTGGGATTGATACTTATAGTGGTAAAGATTTAGCAGATTTGGGTTTCCTGAATCAAAAATCTATTTTTAAATCAGGTGAAAAAAGAGATTTTATGGAAAAAATAGAAGTAATAAATGAAAAAGTAGATGTTGATAAGAACAGTAATGGGCCAAAAATGTATTCCTTTAGTAAAAGGCAATTTTAATGCCTACTTACAGGTGGCTTGCACAAAATGATGATGAAAAAATAGAGGAGATTAGAAAATATTTTTTAGAACCAAAAATAATAGAAATAAAGAATCTTACAAAATTAACACAAAAAAATATAAAACAATGTGGAGAAAAAATTGGATACTTACAAGAAATCTGTGACCAAGAAGAAATTGTGGTTACAAAAACAAAGATTAAAGAAATTAAGGAAAAAATTAAAAAAGTACAGAGAAAAATTAAGAGTGTTGAAGCAAAAAGAGGATATAAAGATAAGAAACTTAAAAGACTTTTGGAAGATGAATGGCAAAAGAAAGAATCATATTTGACAGATGATGAAATCATGTGTTATATTAGATATGGAAGGAAAACTAATTAATGGATGAAGAAGAGTTTATTGCACAATATCCTGATGAAATACAAACTGAAATGAGAGAAGATTTAGAAAATCTTGCAGAGGAAAATGAAAAACTTATAGAAGAATTTTCAGAAGACACTGATACTACAGATAAAAAGGTTGTTGGAAGACCCCCGGGTATTCCGGCTTCTAATACACAAAAAGAGGCTGTTGGGAAAGCTGCAAGAGAATATCAACAAAAACTAAGAGATGGTTTAATTGAGAAACCTGCGTGGGAAACTCATGGTGCATACAGTTATATGAGTGGTGGTAGAGTTCCTAAAAAGAAAAGATATTTACTTGACTTTGTTCATAAGGAAAGAGAGAAATGGTTAGATGAATTAGGCGGAGAAGACAATCTTACCTCAATAGAAATAGCAATGCTTGATGAAGCAAGCCGTTTGCTATTATTTTCAACAATGGTAAATGACTACCTTTTATCTGATAAAGATACAGATGTTGTATATAAAGATAGTGAAGGTGATATTAAAATGCACACAGGTCTTTCAAGACATTATCTAAGTTTTACAAAAACATATATACAAATTTTAAAAGAATTACAAAAGATTGCTACAACAAAAACAAAGAAAAAGGGTGGTTCAAAGAAGGACAGTGCGAGTATTTTGCAAAAATTATACAAGGAAAATTAGAAATGTTTGATAGAGAAAATTTTCAAACAATTATAAAATTACATATGGAAAGACACAAAGTTTTAAAAGAAAAGGGAGATTTTGGAGCTTGTGTTTGGGAATTAGAGAAAATTATAGAACTTATGAGCGAAGCCATAGTAACAATTTTTGGAAAATCCAAGGTAAACTACACAAAACCAAATCCCATTTTATTAGAAGGGATTAAAAATGTTACATTAGATGATGTAATAAATCCTGATAATACAATAACTATTGATGCTGAAGGTAATCTAAAAATAAGGAAATAAGGAAAATATATGAATATAGGATTTGATTTAGACGGGGTTTTGGCTAACTTTCATTATGGATTTTCTAAAATAGCAAGTAAATTATTTGGTTCTCCTATAGTAAAAGACATTAATGAAGTTAAAGCATATCGGTGGGAAGATTGGGGATATCCACTTGATAAGAAACAACATAATAAAGTATGGAGAGAGATAGATTCAAAAATTAATAATTTCTGGTTAGACTTAGAACCGTTGGTTGAAAATGCAATTTTTAAAAGAATGAAAGATCTGGAAAAAGGTAATCATAATTTTTTCTTTATTACTTCTCGTAAAAATACAGCAGGAAAAAGTGCATTATCACAGACAAAAGATTGGATAGAAAGTTGCACAGCTTTGAAGAATTTTTCTGTAATTCCTTCTCACAGGAAGGGTGGTATATTAGATAGGGCTGAAATAGATTATTTTATTGATGATTTACCAGAAAATGTAATTGAGGCTGCTATAGAAGCCCCGAAATGTAAATCTTTCCTTTTGGTTAGACCATACAATTCATATGCTCTTGAGTTTATTAAAAAATCTCATAAATTTAAAAATATTGGGATAGTATATAGTGTTGAAGAATTTTTGGACATTGTTGAGGAAAATGAAAAATTTTGAAATAAAACATCAATCCGTATTTGATAAATGGTCAATAGAAGATAATTCTGTTCAATCCATTATTACCAGTCCTCCTTATTGGGGATTGAGGAAATATGCTATTCCCGATATTATTATTGGTGGAGATAAAAATTGTGAACATGAATTTGTTGAACATTTTACACCACCTAAAGGAGGTAAATCTCATCCTGATAGACCATCCAATGTTGGGGCCAATAGAGTTATGTCTGATATGGATATAAGAGGAGTTGGTATCAAATCAAATTTTTGTATACTCTGTAGTGCATGGAAAGGTCAATATGGACTTGAGCCTTCTTATAAAGATTACATTAAGCATACATTATTATGGACAAAAGAAGCATACAGAGTTTTAAAAGAGGATGGGGTATTTTTTCTGAACATTGGGGATAGTTACTCTTCACATAAAGATTGCAAACAGGTAGCACAAAGTGTATCTATTGGTAAACCAAGTGAGCAAGCATGTATCTTGGAAAAAGGTGATTCGCCATCAAGAGATAGTCGTCAATTAAAAAAAGATGGAATGATGCGCAAATGCAAAATGCTTATTCCTCACAGAATTGCCATAGCTTTAATAGATGAAGGTTGGATATTAAGAAATGACATTCTTTGGTATAAGCCAAACGGTATGCCGGAAAGTTGCCAAGATAGATTTAGTAAAAAATTTGAATACATATTCATGTTTGTTAAGAATCCTAAATATTACTTTAATTTGGATGCTGTAAAAATTGAATCAAAAACATATTTAACAGACAAGAGATGCTCTGCCTTAGAGAGAGCAAGGATGAAAGGATATAATACAAAAATACAATATAATGGTAAATCTGAAAGAACATCAGAATTTCTGGCATCTCAACCATATTGCAATCCAGGTGATGTTTGGCAAATAAATACTCAACCAAGTTCTGAAAAACATTATGCTATGTGGCCCGAGAAATTAGTAGAACGTATGCTATTATGTTCAACAAAGGAAAATGATATTATTTTAGACCCTTTTGCTGGCAGTGGAACAACCTTAAAAGTGGCTGTCCAGAATAGGAGAAAAGCCGTTGGTATTGATTTAGGTTATTCTGATATTCAGGAAAGAAAATTAAAAGATATACAAATAAAAATGCTTTAAATTGGAGGAAAACAAAAATGTTAAGCCATGAAGATAATGAAAATTGCTGCTGTACTACTTGTTTTATGGATAGAGTAAAAACAACAAGGAAGTATGTTAATAAAGCTATGGCAAGAGAAAAATTGGATATAGTTAAAATGGGAACCATAGAAGGAACCAAGTTTGAGGAAAATATTAGTCCTTGGTGTATTTGCACAACTTGTTATATGAATAAAGCAGATGCAATAGCAAAGACTGTAATGACGAAGCAAGCTAATGTAAAAACTGAAGGAACCAAGTTTGAAGATGATGGGGAAGATGGGTGTTATATAGATTATAGAGATTTACATGAAAAGATGTATGATAAGCCAATTCCATTGGAAGGATCTGTATTTAAATATCCGTATAATAATGGATTAGCATATGATAAACACTTAGAATTAAATTCATTTTCAGGCACAGATGGTTTAGAAAAAGACAGAGGAGATACTATTAATCCAAATTTAACAATAACTATTAATCCTCCATTACCAAACCAAGGAACAGCTTATTATGTAAAAAATGAGCAAATTAGAACTTTTAACAGTGGGGCAACAC